TTATTTATATTTTATAATGGCATTTTCAAAACTTTTAATTGTCATTGCCTTGCAAACAACACCAATAATTTCTGCATGATTAATCTGCTCAACACTTATCACAATATCTTTGTAAAAGGAGTTCATGGAACTTAATACAATTTCATTTACAAAAGGTTGTTTCAAAAGTTTTTTACAATAAATTTCTCCGTCAAGATTAATGACTACAATATCCCCATTTTTAACAAGTTCAAGTTTATTTTTAGTTATATCGACAGCTATAATATCACCACTATGAACAAAAGGCTCCATGCTATCGCCTATAATTTTTATAATATCAAGCTTTGTTGAAATTGGTAGATCTAATGCCTCATATGCAAATTTTTTACTTATTGTAATTTCAGTGTACTCTAGTTGATTATTTGTTGCACCATACCCAGCTGCTGCTGCAACATCAGTATAATATCTCAATTGCATATTGTTATTATCAATTCGCAATTTGTCAAAAAATATTGCATCAAGAGAAATATTATGTTCTTTTGAAATTGTAAATAATAAATCATAAGGAATAGTATTTCTAGCTTTCCATGTGCTTAAAGTATTAGGTTTAATATTATAAAGCTCACAAAAATTTCTATCATCTATAATATTTAATAAACTATAAACTCTATTCAATATGTCTTTAGTTTTATACATAACGAAGCCTTTTTATATAAAAAATTACAAAATGCGATAAAATATCTTGACTTAATTCGCATTTTGTCTTATAATTTGAAAAATTATTTACAAATTGTATCTTAAAAAATATCAATTTGAAATAAAAATTACAAATTAAAGGAGGTAAATTGCTAAAACAATACTTTGAAGATAATGGTATTAATCTTAAAAAATTTGCCAAAAAACATAATCTTGATTACATGAGTTTATTTCGTGTAGTTAATGGATTTTACTCTGAAAAATATAAAGCAAAAACTAATACAAAAGCTGTTTATGAGAAGCTTTTTGAGCTTAAAATCATTAATGAATTGCCTGAGGTTTGTGCGTGATTTATTTCCTAGAAACTAAAGAAGCTTCACAAGCTTTTAATGTAAGTGAAGGTGCTTTGAGACTTGCAGTAAGTAGAAACTCAAATAAATATGAGTGGTTAAAAGTAGATAATGAAAAAGGCGGCAGAGGTGGCAAAAAACTACTTTTTAAAATAAGCAAAGAACAGCTTTTAACCGCTTTTAACCAAGAATTAATCAGTAAAAATATTTTAATTTTTAATGAAAAAATGCAAAAAGTAGATTTAAGTGACATTAACAATAGTAATACAATTTGCATTATAAAAGAGAATGATTTAAATTTAACAGAGTCAAAAATAAACAATGATTTGACTGTTTTAAATTTAAAATTCGAAAATTTAAGTGATGAAGTTAAACAAGAAGCTAAAAAGAAATTAAAACTCATAAAACAAATTGAAAAATACATTGAAGGCGGTCTTACACTTAAAAGAGCATTATTTTTGTGTAATGTAGAATGGAGAAACTATTCTAACTGGCGTTCAAACTATAAAAAGCATGGCATCCTAGGTCTTATCGACACTCGCGGACTTCATCGCAAAGATAAAACTAAACTTAGCATTTGGATGCAAGAATACGCACTAAGAGAATATCGCACCTTTGGGGCAGGTGGTTTTAATTTTACTGAACTTTGGTGGCAAATTCACAAAGAAGCAGCTATTAAAGAAAATTATGATTTTATAGGTTTTGATTTGGGAAAAGTAAAGCCGCTCTTTAGTGTAAAAACTTTACAAAATTTCATTAAAAATTATTATAAAGACAAACCTTTAGAGCATTGCATTATTACACAAGGTTTAGATAAAGCAAAAAGTAAGTTTCTCCCTGCACAAGGCAATCAAAGAGAACTCTATGACATGAAAAATATGTGTTGGCAAATTGATAGCTCCCCAGCTGATATTATAGTAAGAGATGATGTTACACAAGAGCCTTTCCGCCCACACATCTTAAGTGTCGTTGATGTCTTTAGTGGTATGGGAGTAGCTACCTTAGTAGGAAAATCAAACTCTTTAAGCCTAACTAGACTTTTATGGAAAGCCATAGATAAGTTTGGTAAACCTGATATGATTAAGGGTGATAATGGTAAAGATTATCTTTCAAAAGATTTTCAAAGCCTACTTGATGCTCTTAATATAACTTATGATGCTGCCATTGCTTACGCAGGAGAACAAAAGGCTTTAGTTGAAAGGCGTTTTGGAACGATTCAACACGCAGGAATTTCTAAAATGCATGGATATATTGGCAATAATCTAGCTAAAAGAGAAATGATAGAACAAAAAACTCCTAAAAAAGATAGACGTGCTAAAGATGAATACGGCTTTGCCAAAAAGACTAATCAAAAATTGCTTCACACATTCAGCGAAGCTTGTGAGTTTTTAGAAGCTGAAGTGATTAAATGGAACATGAGCAAAGTTCGCCGCAAAAAAGGCATTAAAACTCCACTTGAACTTTGGAACTCATGCGATAGAGCTATCGTAAAAATCTCTTATGAAGAATTTTTATTTAACGCTGGAAATAAAGAACTTAGAGTTGTGGGTAAAAAAGGTATTAATTTTGAAGGTAGAGTTTATAAAAGTGCTTTAATGCCAAGTGTAGGGACAAGGGTTAAGTGTGTGCAAAATATTGATAATATCAAAGAGCTTTTTATTTATGATTTAAATGGCACTTTTCTTTGCTTGGCTCTTGATGAAAGCATTGCTAAACTTAGTGCTGAGAGCTATAAAATACTTAAAAAAGGTTATGAAAGCGAAGTTAAAGCCATTAAAGAAGTGCTTAAAAAAGATGAAATTGCCGCCTTTACTAAACTTAATATCAAGCAAGACTTACAAGATTTACAAAGTGCTTTTGAAAACTCACTCGTAGAAGCTAAAGAAGTGCATCAAAAATCCCTTGCAAAAGAAGCCTTAAAAACTCAAAGAGAGCTTGAGTATATCAAAAACAATGCCAATGCAGATGAGCTTATTTTAAATGCAAAAAAAGAAATAACAAACGATGAAAGTGAGTTTGATATGGAAGCTTTTGTTGAAAAGAAATATTTTACAGGTTAAAAGCTGTTTAAAGCTTGATTAAATCAAGTTTTAAAGAGTTTTTAAAATTTAAAAACTTAGCAAAAAACAAAAGGTATAGCCACTAATGGCTTAAGGTAAAAGTTGGTTTTCTGGGGCATTGCGAAGCAATGGGTCGGGAAGCCTTTAGCATTTGGTTCTTTAGGCGGACTTGTTCGCCGTTAAAAGAATATAAAAAAGGATAAAAAATGGAATTAGTAGAACTTACTAAAAAGTTTTTAAGCACCCAAAACATCTCTCAAAATAACTTGGCTGATCGTTTAGGGATTAATAAAAGCTATATGGTTGGCTATATGAAAGAAGGAAGTGCTTATAAATACGCTTCAAAAGTAGAGCCTTTACTTGAAAAATACATTAAAAGCTTTGTAGAAGAAAAAAGCGTAAAAGAGCTTCAAACCCCTTTTATTGCTACTAAAGACGCAAAGGCAATTAATGTAACCATTGAAAGTGCTATGAGTAATAGAGAAATGGGGGTGATTATAGGTGAAGCAGGCACTGGAAAAAGCAGAGCTATCAAAGAATATGCCAATAAAAATGGCACAAGAGTGGTGCTTTTTGAAGCGACCACAGAAACTAGCAAAAGAATGCTTTTAGTAGGACTTGAAAATAAGCTCAATGTGTGTTTTAAGGGTTCTTTGGATGATAAGATTAGAGGCATTGCCGCTGAGCTTGCAAGAACTTCAAAGGTTTTAATCATTGATGAAAGTGAGCACTTGCCATTTAGAGCACTTGAGTGCTTAAGACGCATTTATGATTTTTCAAATACAGCTTTAATCTTAGTGGGAACAAAAAAACTTAAAAATAATCTTACAGGTATTGGCAGAAATGATTATAACGAATACGGACAACTAAGCTCTAGAATTGGTGCGAAATGGGAATTAAAAGGACTTTGCTATCAAAACAAAGAAGGCTTAAAGAATGAAGATTTAAAAACTCTTTGCTCTTATTTTAATATAGAAGATAATAAAGCTATTGATTTGATTTTCAACCTAGCTCGCGGCAATTTTAGAAAAAGCGAAAAACTTTTAAAAAGAGCTTGCGATTTTGCAGACGGCAAAGCCGTAGAACTTAAACACATAGAAGCAGCCGCTTCATTTTTGATGTTGGGTTAAAAATGAGTTTCGAAGAGATAGCTAAAGAACTTGATCTTAGCACAGCACGCGTTCATCAAATCTATACTGAAGCCATTAGGAAGTTAAAAAGTCCTAAAAACAAAGACAAGTGGTTAGCTATCTTTGAAACGATTGACTTAATCAAAAAAGAAAAAGCAAAAAAAGAAAACTTAATGCAAGGAGAGAAAAAATGACAACAATGATTAAAGGCGAAAAGGCTGATTATAGTGCTTCATTATTTGAAGTAAAAGGTACGAGTATTTATTTTAAAGAAAGCGGTGCTTTTGTGGATGTTTTAAAAGGAGCTTATCCTGATTATATCGTACAAAAAATTATTCATTTTCACTTAAATAAAAAGCTTAACAGAAGTGTTTAATTAAAACACTTCGATTAAGTTTTTAACTTAGGGATTTATAGCAAGAGGTGAGCCAAAATTTAAGGCAACTTGGCTGAAAATGCGTAGCATTTTTAGGGTGTGCCTTTAATATTTGGTTTCTTTAGGCGGAATTTACTTCCGTCGCTAAAAGAACATAAAAAGGATTAAACAATGGCATTAGTTTATGTGGCAACTCCTTACAAAGCTTTAGCTGTAAGCCAAAGCCAAAGAAAAGCACAGGCTATTAGCGTAGCACAGCAAGAATGCTTAAAGATTATGCGTGAATGTGAAGGTTTTACACCTGTTTCACCCATACTTCAATTTAGTTATTTGGATGAAAACAAACATAGAGAAGTTGCTTTAAAAATGGGATTAGAGCTTTTAAAAGCAAGTGATTATATTTACATGAGCAATCATAAAGACGCTAAATATTCAAAAGGTATGCAAGAAGAATTAGCATTAGCTAAAAAGCTTGGTATTAAAGAATTAGTTTTGGAGTTGCCCCTATAAAAAGGGCTTAAGGATAGTTAGAAAAAGAACTAAACACGCAATACTTTTAAGATACGGTGTAGTTCTTTGGGATTATCAAATTGATAAATGGTTAAATGGTGAGCTTTAATAAAATAAGCTTTTATAGGCAACTTGGCTGAAAATGCGTAGCATTTTTAGGGTGTGCCTTTAATATTTGGTTTCTTTAGGCGGATACTTCCGTTGCTAAAAGAACATAAAAGGAGATTTAAATGCAAATAAGTAATTTAGAAGATGTAAATTTAGCACTTAAAAAAGTGGCTGAACTTAGTGTAAAGATAGAAAAGATTAATGGCGAGGTAACCTTAGCTTGCAATGAGATTAAAGAAAATCGTGCAGGAGAAATTAAAGTTTTAAGCGATGAGCTTAAATATATAGAACAATGCATTACAACCTTTTGTGAAAATAACAAGCACGAGTTTGCAGAAAAAAGAAGTAAAGAATTTACTTTTGGTAAGATTGGTTATCGCCTAAGTAAAAGCGTTTCTTTGCCAAGAGTAAAAGAAAAATTTGAAAATTTAATCAAAGCTCTTAAAAGCTATGGACTTAATGAATGCATCACTTATAAAGAAGAGCTTAATAAAGATGCTATTGCCGAGCTTGAAGATAGTACCTTGGTAAAACTAGGACTTAAAAGAGTAGTAAAAGATAATTTTAGAATAGAGCCAAAGATTGAGAGCTTGGAGATTGAAAATTAAGAGTGGCGCTTCCACTCTAAAAACTTATTTAAAAGCCTGTTTTATAGACTTTTAAGCAAGTTTTTAGTAGAATAAAATTTTAAGAAAAAGGATGATTAATGGCAAAAAATGATGACAATCTCATCAAAAAAACTTGTAAAGATTTAGGGCTTACCTATAAACAATTGGGAGAAAAGATTGGGTATAGTGAAAGTGCTTTAAATAATGCTTCAAGACAAGAAAAAATAAGTGAACCGCTTACATTTGCTATTAATTTGTATTTAGAAAATTTAAAACTCAAAGAGGAATTGGAAGACTTTATAACTCTTAAAAAAATTCTTGCAAAAACACTCTGAAGGATTAAGATGACAGCACAAGAAGTTAAAGATTTTTGCAAAGAAAATAATTTTACTTACAAAGATTTAGCACAAAAACTGGGCTGGAGTGAGCCAAGTTTAAGAGCTACAATTGCAAGTGGTAAAATTAGTGAGCAAACCGCTGCTGCAATTAATCTTTTAAAAGAGACTATGGAGCTTAAAAAACAACTTAAAGATTGGGAAACCATCAAAACTATTCTAAAAAATATCTAATTGTTAAGTTTTTTAACAAAATTCTACTAAAAACACAAATATAATTATTATTTTTAAGATTTAATTAATAAGATACTTTGTATAATTTCTTTATAAATGTTAAGAAAATTAACATTTATAAATTAAGAAAAGGAGTATCAAGATGATTAGATTGTTGCAACTACTAATCTTAATCTTACAAGCTGTCTATTGGCTTTTAAGATTGCTAGGGCTTTAAAGCCTTAGCAAGTTAGTAAATTTAATCTCTTAATACCCTTTTTCAATTATACCAAAGGAGAGTAAAAATGTGGTTAGATGTTGCGATGAGTATAGTATTTATACTAACTTGTGTGTGGATTTATAAAACTATAAAGGATAAAAAATGAATTTAGAACTTTTTAAAAAAGATAATTTAGAAGTTAGAGCGATAAAGGATGAAAATAATGAGCCTTTATTTTGCTTAAGTGATGTTTGTAAGATTTTAGAACTTACAACACCTGCAAAAGTAGCGGACACTATAAAAAGGGAGTTTGAGCTGTATGAATTAAACTCACATAGCTTTGATACAGGTTTTGGTGTAAAAGAATTTACCATGATAGATGAAGCACAACTTTACTATGTGATGAATAATTCAAGAAGTAAAAATGCAAAACCTTTTAGAATGTGGGTTAATCGTGAAGTCCTACCAAGTATTAGAAAAAATGGCAATTATATGCAAAAAGAATTTAGCAAAGAGCTTTACTCTTTACTAAACGATCTAAAACAAGCTAATTGTATCAAAGATAAGCTTAAAAATGAAAATGAAAGTTTAAAAGATGAACTTATACAAAATCAAAGAGAGCTTTTAAGCTTTTATAAAAATAAAGATTTGAAAAAAGTTTCTACAGCTCCACTTTGTCAAGATGAGATAGATCAAATTTATGCTCTATACGATCAAGGTTTTAATTTTAGTGCTATTGCAGCTAAGATAAATCGCTCTAAATCAAGCGTTAGAAACTATTGTTTAAGAAGGAGATAAAATGGATGAAATTGCTTTTGAAGAATGCTTGCTTGATCTTGAAAATATAACAGCCTTACTTGATGTTTTTGTTGCAAATGATATAGATGATATAAGTGTGGAAGTTTGTGCACTAATTAGCAAAAATATTTTAATTGTTAAAGAAAATTTAAAACGATTAAAGCTTAACAAAGTCCATTGATTTAATGGGCTTGATTAAGTTTTAGCAAGGAAAATAAAATGAATTTGGATTTTTTAAATGAGTTTAAGCTAAAAAATAAGGATTTAAGCGAAAAATTAGAGTTTTTAATTCCTGACTTTTTAGTTAAAAAAGCTATAACTATCATTTATGCAAATGGCGGAAGTGGGAAGAGTTATTTAAGTGCCGCTATTTCTAAAACACTTTGCAAAGATGCAAGGATTAAAAGCATCGTTTATATTGATATGGACAACCCTTTAAATGTTTTAAATGAAAGAGGTTTTGGCAAGCTCATTTTAAATGAAAATAAATTCACTTATATTCATAGATCAAGCTTAAAAGCTTCAGCTTATGAACTTTTAGAAATGATTGAGAGTAAAGGCGTAGCTAATAGTTTTGAAGGAGTTTTCTTTGTATTAGATAGTTTGCGTAATTTTGCAGACATTGATAATGATGCAAAGATGATGTCTTTGATGTCTTTGCTCATGAATTTAAGAGAATGTGGAGCAACTATTATGGCTTTGCACCACTCTACAAAAGATGGCAGAGCTTTTAAAGGCTCAAATCATATCAGAAACTCAAGCGATTGCATGTATTTTTTACAAAAAGTGGCTAATTTAGAGCAAGGTTTTGAAGTATTACTTAGTGTTCAAAAAGAAAGAGCAGGAATTAAAGATCAAGCTTTTTTTATTAATACAAAAAAGCTAAGTATTAAAAACACCGACTTACAAAACGCTAAAATCAGTGATAAAGAAGAAGCTTTCATAGACAAGGTTTTAAAGCTTTTAAAAGAAAAAAGCTTAAGCACAAGTGAGATTTTATCAGCTCTTGATGTAAGCAGAAGTGATAATTTTTCAAGGAATACTTTAGAGAAATTTAAAGGCATATTTTGGGAGAGTGAGCTTGGCGGGGAAAATGGTCGCACTTTTGTTTGGAAAAGTTTAAAAGCTGATAATAAAGACAGCAACGACAAAGAATTAAGCTTGTTTGGAGATGAGTTATGAAATTCACTTCAAAACTAGAGCAAATTTTAAAGGCTAAAAAATGAATACTCAAAACACTTTAAAAAAGCACTTAATTAAAATCATACATACCTTAAGAAAAGATGCTAATTTAGAAGATGATGAAAGCTATCGCTGGGTATTAAATCAAAGATATGCTAAAACTTCAAGCAAGGATTTAAGTATAGATGAGCTTAGGGACTTTGCTAAAACTTTGGGTTATGATGAGAAGTTTTTAAAAAAGCAAAATGCTAAAAAAGCAAGATATTTTAAAAATGAAAGTGCTAAAAGTGGAAAGGCTACAAAGAAGCAGCTTAATATGATACAAGCTATTTGGAGTAAAAACGCTAAAAATCCTACACAATGGGCTTTAAGAGAATTTATTAATAATATCATTAAAAAACGTCCTTTGCATCTTTGGTATTTAGATACAGAAGAAGCTAATAAAGTGATTTTAGGGCTTAAAAATTTAGAAAACAAGTATCAATGAAAAAAAATTAACTTTTTTGTTATAATTTGCAAAAACACTCAAATAGGACTAGCATTGCTTAGCAATAACGAATACTTTGAATATTTTATTGATTTTGTGAAAAATAACGATAAGCGAGAAATTTTAAAAGAATTTGGCGGTGCAAATATTTATATACCAAGCTATAAAACCTTACTTAGAGATGAAGAATTAAAAGAGGATTTTAAAACGCTTATAAAACAGGGTTTAACCACTAAAAACGCAAGTGTAGAATGTGCCAAAAAATACGATTTGAGTTTAAATGCTGTGTATTTAATCACTAAAGAATTAAGAGAAAATTTAGAGCCAAGTTTGTTTTAGTTTTTTCTTTGGTTTTTATAAAAACTTCAATTAAATTTGCAATATTTATTAAAATATGATAGCATTTAAGCTTAAAGAGCCTTCTAATTTGTCAAGGTTTTTCTATGTTGTTAGGGGAAATTAAATGGAAAAATTGGTTAGAGATAGTTATGGAAAGATAAATTATATTAATGATTTTTGCAACAATAATGGTAGTGTTGGACAATTAACTTACGGAAAAGATAATCCAAAGCTTCACAAAAGTCTTAAAAAAACAAGTGATTTTTTAGATAGAATGTATGAAAAATATAATGTAGAGGAAAAAATTGCAAACAAGAATTTTTAATTCTTTTTTCTTTCTATATGGCAGATATCTACAATATGATTTAATTCATTCTCTCGAACAAAAAACAAAAATAGGTAGAAATGTTGATTTATTGATAGAATTTCGGGATTTTTTCAAATTGCTTATTTCTTCTAAATTAAAACAAGAAGAAGAGAAAAAAGGTTTTAAGAATTTAGAAACAGATATTAAAAATTACATTGGTGATAAGCAACAAGAATGTCTAGATATTAAAATTGATAAAATTAGCGGTTCTGCTTTCGATTATAGTATGTTATTAACAGAGAATTTTAAAGACTTGTTATCGGATTTTTGCATTTCTTGTCAAGATTTTAGATTTATTGACAATATAGAGCACGATGAAGGTCAAGAATTTATAAAAGACAAAGATGGAAGAAGTGTTTTAGTCCAAGCTTTACTTGAATTTAATAATGCCTTATCTCATATTTTTACAAGTGTTTATCACGGAAATGACGATTTAGGGAATATAAACAAAGCAAAAAATCATCTTTATAGAGGAACACTTGACAATTATAAAATGTTCATCAGATTATCTATTGGGTCAGTAAAACAAAAAAATTCAAAATTATTTAAAAAATTTAAGGATATAAGAATGCAAGAATTGTTATATCTTGGAAAAGATATACAAGGAAAAATAATAAATAATGAGCAATTACACAAACAATACAAAGAACTCTACAACGAAATTTTATCATAAAAATTTACAAAAACTTAACTCTCAAACTCCACACTAATTGTATAAGCTGAGTCATTAAAGCTATGGCTCACGCTTTTAATGCTAAATTCATAATTATCCATATTAATATCTTTAATCTTTAGTTTTCCACCCGCTCTTATTTCCCTTCCTATAAGTTCACACCTGCCATTTAGCCCGCCTTTTTGAAGTCCATCTAATTTAGCCTGTGCTTTTTTAAAAGCTTCATTATCACTTTTTGGCTCTGCTATTTGCATTTTATATACATTTTCCCCGCTTCCTACTTTTATGCTTTTTACCTTAGCTTCATTAATATCTTGCCATTCTGCTATTACGGCAGAGTATTCATTTCTAGCACTTTCTGAAATTTCTAATGAAATACATTCTTTTAAAGCTATTTCAAATAAAGGTAAATTTTCATTCTTGTTTGTAATATTTGCAGAGTTTTCTCCTATCTTACCATCTTTTGGGGTAATGATTAAAGTATTTTCTTTTACACAGCAAATAAAACCGTAATCAAAAAGCAATTTATACAAAAACTCTAAATTGTTTTGATTATTTTGCAATATGCTTACTATGTTTTGATCCTCACCGCTTGTTTTAATTTTTAAATTGTTTTCATTTGCGATTTTTTTTGCTATGGTAAAAAGAGTAGTATTTTCAAAGCTTCTTGTCTTTTTCTCTTTTATATTTGCATTTCCTTTTCCGCTAAAATTAATAGCACTTGCTCTAACTTCAGTGATATTTGAAGTATAGTTTTTACTTACTACATTTACACTAAAGCTTCCACATTTAAAAAGCTTTTCAATGCCTAACCAAAGTTCCAAACTATCTCCAAAAAGTGGTTTAGAATAAAGCCCAAAAACACTAAGGCTAATCTCATCGCTTTCAGCTTTTTCTTTATCTTCGTAATTAATACTTATGAGATTTTTAGAAAGTTTTTGTGTGATATCTTTTCCTTTGGCAATAAGTTTAAACTTAGGTTTTTTTACCATAAAGCCTTTTCCTTACTTTCTTTGATTTCAATCTTAGGTAAAATCACTTTATCTCCTGTTTTTAAAAGAGGCTCTAATCTTGGATTAGCTAATAAAACTTGATTAAAATATAAAAGTGTTCCATAATGTTTATAAACTATACTATCAAGCCTTTCGTTATTTGTGGCTATGTAAATTTTACTCATCAAAGTCCCTTTCTAAATCCATACTAAAGCTTTGTGCTACAAAGCCACTTCCATCTACAAATGCACTTCTATTTTCATTTAAAGCTAAAATCACAAACTTACCATAATACTTTCCATTAGCTCCTGTTAAGATATAAGACTTTTGCTCTTTAGCCATATTCTCAAGTTTATCCAGATAAGTATTTCTATCCCCTTTTAAAGGTAAAGTTTTACCTTGAATTTTAATCTTTTCACTTTCTTTAGAACTTGCAAATAAAGCATTGTGATTATTAAGTCTATTTTGACTTTGTATGCTAAAATCCAAGCTTCTTTCTAAATTATCAAAATTTAAAGCTTTAAATTCAAATTCTCCTAAAGCTAAAACCATTTAAACTCCTTTTTAGTTACATAAAGCTAAAATTTCAAAAGATAAGGTTGATACCTAAAATGTAGTAGTAGGATACCCCAAATCACTTGGGCTATGTATTGTGAGTGCAAGTCTCACCGCCTTATCTAATCTTAATATAATTACCTTCATTCTTATTTCTTGCATCTACTTTGCCTAATGTAACTATTGCATTCGTTTTGCCAAACTTCTTTAATTTATAATCAGGTGTAATTACAATTTTATTTATACGACTAGCATCTTTTTTATCTTCAAAGAAATACAATAAAGAATTATTTACATCATCCCAATAAACCTCTTTTGCTTCATCTAAAATCTTAACAATTTGCTTAATTTCATCAGCGTTTAAAGCTTGGTTATAATTTGCCTTTCTTTTAGGACTTGCGTGTAAAAGATTGTTTTTGCTAAGCGTAAAGTATAAATCTTCTAAGTCTTTTTTGTTAAGTTTTTCTAAAAATTCCTTAGTGCCTTTATCCATTTTACCTACTTGTATGAAATTGATAGGATATTTTTGATTATCCTTAACAATCACTTCATCCACCATTTCATCTAGGCTTTTTTGCCAAGTGTAAAACTCTTTTTCATGAGTGAAATTTTTAACTTCTTTTGCTTTTTTAGCCGCATTTGATAACATATTAAGCTTGATAAAGTTTTGAATGACTTCGGCATTTTTTTGTTTATAAAGCTCGTCCAAAAGCTCTTCATTATTAAAGCCATTAAATTCGCTTTTTTCTAAATTGCTTGCAGGGGTTTTTAAATCTTTAACTTCACTTTCACCTACTGCTAAAACATAACATCTACAACCATAATCATGCATAGTTACATCAGGATAATGCGTGTCCCAAAAAGGATCATCTTTAGGTAAAACTATACCATCAAAGGCTCTGTGTTTATCTCTAACTAAAGAATCTTTTTGAGTGCAGTATTTAAAATAAGGTTTAGTGCTTTTCATTTGATTTTCATAAATTGCTTTAGCTTTAGCTTTTCTTGAGTTTTCTTCAAAGATTTTTTTTAATCTTGCACTATTAAAATGAGTTTTTTTAACTTCGCCTGTTTTGGAGTTTATGACTTCCTTTGAGCCCCACCAACCCTTAGCTTTTAATTTTTCCTCAGCAATTTTACTCCAAGTGCTAAATTTATCCCCATTTTTTATAGCATCTACTAAAGTATCTTGCATATCTTTTAGCAAGCTTTCATCCATAAGCTTAGCAATGGTAAAAACTTTTTTGTGGGTTGAATGTGAAAGCTCATCGCAATCAAAGCTAGCTTGTGGTTTTTTAATTTTTAAATATTCAATAGCCTTAGTAGGTTCTGAAAAAAATCCTATTTTTACACTTGACATTTTAATCCTCCAAGTATCCTAAAACACTGGAATTACTTAAGGCAATAAAAAGATGTTTTTCAAACTCGCTTTGTTCTAAGCTTGAAAAATTTTCTTTAAGCTTATTAAGTGCTTCATCAAAATCTTTACAATCTTTTACAATGCTTTCAAATTGCTCTTTAAAAAACTTTGACATACTCTCATCAACTTTTAAATATTCCTTTTGTTCTAAAGCTTTATCGATAAAATCTTCTTCAAAACTTTCTAGTTTTACTTTGTTTTCAAATAGAGTTTTTTTATATTCTTTATTTTCTTTTAGCGTTTTACTTTCTTGTGTTAAAGGTTCTTTTATAAGCTTACCTTCTACATTATAAGTACTCTTAATGTATTCCTCATCAAAATAAAAACCCATGTTAAAAAGTTTTAAATCTCTTTCACAAAGCTCACTTTTTGGCTCTGCTTCACTAAAAAATTGTACAAAAAGTTCATCTTTGAAATTATTGATTTCTTTAAAAAATTTAATGGCACGATTTAGGATAAAAAGTACGATTTGACCATCTTGCTGGGCTAAATCTTTTCTTATTTGATTATGTGACTGTGCAGCTGCTAAAGATCCACTGCTTACTTGTGAAGTTAAATTAGCCCCTAAAACCACGCTTCTTATTTGATTATCAAGATAATCTATTATTTCATTATAATTTGCCTTAGTCTTTGGCTGGATTAAATCAAGCTCTTCTTCTTTGTCAATAACCGCACTATCGCCATTTAGCATTTGATGAATTTCAGAAGCTAGTGCATCAGGATCACTATCTGTTTTTGCAACCGCCCAAGGAGAGCCAAACTTTTCTAAAAACTCCATCCAAAACTTTAAACTTGCATTTTTAAGTTTTATTGGAAAATAAAGTTTAGTTAATAATGCGTCGCCGTTTTTAAATAAAAAATTAGAGCCAAAAAGTCCATAAATTGCTTTTTTATCTTCTATAATTTCCTCGCAGCCATTGCCATTATAAATAAGCTCATCTTCTTTATTAAAACCAAAATTTCTAAAATCTCTTTGTTTTAAAATTGGATAATAAAAACCATCTTTTAACTTGTAATTAACCTCAAAAACATTTAATCCATAAAGATAGGTTTCTAAGATTTGTCCTATTAAATCAGGATAGAAAAGATACTCAAAACTTTCTTTGATTTTTTCATTTTCACAAACGATTTGAAGCTCTTTAGCTAAAATCACACTTCTGCGTGATTGATGAGCTTGTGTAAAGCTTAAATCTTTAAAAATCATTCTTTGATCGTTTTCGCTAATTTTAAGCACATTTAAATAGCTTGAATTTATAAGAGTGTTAATAAGACTATTATTTTTTAATATCACTTCTCTTTTAGATTTAATTTCTTTTTTCTATATTTTTCCTTTAAAAACGCCTTACTCTTGGTACAGAACTAAAATTATGCTTTCTTCTCTTAATGCTGCTTTTTGTGCGTGCTAATAAAAATGCTCCGGCTAAGCTATCAGGTGCATCATCATTTTTACCTTCAGGAAAATCTAAAAGCTGATTTATAAGCATAGTTTGGCTTTTATGTAAAAAGAGTTCTTCATTTTCAAAGGCAATGCTTAAACCTTCGATGCATTCAAACTTGCTAACGCTATTATTTTTGCCACGCAAAGGCAAAAATACTCCACATTCTAAGCTTTTTTCTTGTAACCATTTTTTTAAGAAAAATTGTCCGCCATTGGTTTCAACTTCAATCAAACGACATTTATAGATTTTTTGAAGATTAAAAATGGTTTTTATAATGCTTTGTGCTTTTAAGATTTTTACTATACTTTCTACCACATAAAAGCCCTTTGCACCTTTGCCAATAATGGTAATTGCTGTAAAATCGCTTTTTGCTTTTTCTCCTGCTGGATCAATGTACATGTAATACTGATTAATGGATGGTAAAACATCATAAAAATTAATTATTTCTTGGCTAAAGATTTGATTTTCACTTCTTGGATTATTAAGTTGCTCTTTATTAAAAGCTTTTAGATTTTCAGCTCTTAACTTCATTAAATCTTCCAAACTCTTAGCTTTGTTCCAAAGAACCTTGGCACCTTTATCCATTAAAGCTTTATTTTTTAAATAAAATTGATGAGCTGTATTAAAATCAACATTTCTATAAAGTGTGGCGTATTCATCCCATAAATCAAGTCTTTGTGGAAACTCTTCGATAGAACGAAATACTTTTGGATTCCAAAAACCAAATTTTAATTTTCTAGCTAAAACACTATCATTATGCAAAATGGTTCCAATATAAAGCACATCCAAACTTCCATCAGCACTTCCTAAATTTAAAACCGCTTCATCCACCCAATCTTCTAATTTATCTCTTTGATCTTTGCTTCTAACATTGGTATCATTTTCTAAATCATCTAAAATAACTAAATCAGGTCTTTTAACTCCATATCTAACCCCACGCAGTCTTTTTCCACTACCAAAAGCTTTAATCTTTACACCATTATTGCTAACAAATTCACCCACACGCCAAGTTTTACCTATTCCTACCACTTCAGGAAAATCAAGCTTTAAATGTGGATTATCTTCAAGCTCTGCTTTTATAGCTTCAAGCATTCCTTCCATAAGTTCTACTGCATCTGAAATCTCTACTATAAAGCTTTTATAATTAAAAACTAAACACCACAAAGGAAAGAGTTGCGAAGTATAGGTTGATTTACCATGTGCTCTTGGTGCGGCTATAGCGTGTTTTTCTCCTTTACCTTCTTTTTTAAGTGCGATTTTTTTAAAAACTTCATTTAAATGCAAATGCAAAGCACACTCGCCTTTAATGGTAAAATAATGTGGAAAGTAAGTTTTTGCAAAATAATCAAAATCCACACTTGCTCTTTTAATTCTCTCTTCTTTTAAAGCAGGATTTAAATGGCTCTCATGCAAAAATTGAGTTTTTAATTCATTTTTTAATTCCTCCATCCATTCCAAAAAGTCTTTTCTTTGCATAGCACTTTTTAAATCATTTGGAGTATTCTCGTGTTTTTGCTCGTTTAAGATTAAAAACTCATCAAGCTCTTCTTTGGAAAAAAGCATTAAATATCCATTGCTAAAATTTCTTTTTCTATAACACCGCTTTCCAAAAGTGATACGAGTTTAGTCACGCAATCTTTATCATTTTTTAAATGACTTATGATAATTTCAACCACTTTTTTAGCAACATTTAAACGATAGCTGCTTGGATCTTCAAGACGAGCAACTTTTCTCATTTTTGAAAAGCTATCTCCTATCCTTGCAATGGCTTCAGTTTTTTTCTCGGCATTCATTTTTTCATCAGCATTGATATTTTCAATCGCACAGAACATTTGCTCAGTAAAACTTTCGTATAAAGAAGCACTTTCCTTATCTTTGATTTTTGAAGTTAAAAGATTAGCTTTTTGCTTATCCCAATCGCCATCTTTGGCTTTATAATTTCTAATCGTTTTTTCATTGCGGTTTAAAATTTTTGCAATTTTAAATATATCAAAACCTGTAATATAAAGCTCTTTTGCGAGTTCTTTTGATTCATTATTAGCCATTTATTCTCCTTAAATCCATTCTTTTTCTTTTAATTTTAAACGCTCTAACTTTATTTTGTGGAAAAAAATCATCCTCATCAATTTCAGTTGGAATTTTTTTATTTGCCATTTTTAAAAGCAAATCATTTGCCCATTCTCTAATATCCTCTAAGCCTTCTTTTGGAAAATCATTGCGGCGTTTTAATTCCATAATTGTAAGCTTTACACAGATATCTTTTAAAAGCGAAGTTGGGTTTTTAGGTATCTTTATAAAACTTGCAATATAACTTTGTGCATCGTTAATAGCATCATCAATCACTTCTTTATCACAAACCCCATCTGCATTTAAATCACTAAGCTCTGCTATAGCATGAACACTTAGCTCTTTTATCAAATCTTTTTCATCTATCATAAAAAGATGCGTTTTAGCTTCTGTGATAAGTTCTTCTTCTAAAGTGTCTTGATAATTCATTTTAAAAACCTTTTTTAATGTGGTTAAAATATGGTTAAAATCGTTTAAAATCTTTTTTTAATATCTTTTTAGCTTTAAAGGCAAAAAATGCTTTTAAAGCTAAAATTGTGCGTTTTATTCTAAAACAAGCTTAATAAGCCCATTTGGTCTAGTACAAACTGGCATGGCTCTCATTTCGCCTACAATTTCAATTCCAGCTCCACGAGGTAAAATTTCAGGTTTTGAGACAAACATTAAACTTGGTGCTTTTCCTAAGGCTTCAGTATGATTTGCTCTTGTGTAATAAATGCGATTAGAATTATCCTTTGGAACAACCATGCCTTCGCTGCTTTTTAAAAATTCAACGCTTTTGCCGCTTGTATTTTTGTATTTTGCACTATAGCGGCGGTATTTAGTGCCATACAAAATTAAGGATTTGTCCTTTTCATCACGACTTGCAAGATGATTTTTGTAAAGATCTTCATTTAGTGCAAGGTTAGAAATAGCTGCAAAAAGTTCGTTTCCACAAAGCACTTCATAATCTGCACTTACTCCAAATTCATCAATAATAGCCGTATCGATTGCATCACAAACACTAGCTAAAGTTGTACTTGCGTCTTTTTTAACCTTAACCACATTCTTGCTTGTACTACCAAAATCAAAAAGTACATTTCCTTTACCATCTAAAATCTTGCCAAATAAAGCACCATTTGCCATATATTCAAGTGTGGTGTTAAAGCTTTCTTTCATTTCTTTAACTAAAACCCCAATAGCTCCGCTTAAACTCTTAGCTTGAGCTTCTTGTAAAGCTAAAGATCTTAAAGAGTTGATTTCGCCTGCACTGATTCTTTTTGCTAATGCAAAGCGTGGTAAAGGTATATTTAAAATATAAGCATCTCTAGTTTCTTCTAAAGAATGTTCGCCATTTTCTGAAATGCTATTTAACACGATACCTGCACCTTTTATAATTTCAACTCTTGCGGTGCTTTCTAAACTTGGGATTTTTTCTTTAAAAAAAGTATCACTCACAAAACGAGGCGAAGCTTTGGTTTGATTGATAACTTCAGTTACTTTTGTGCTTGAAAATAATTCTAAAAGTTGCTCTAATTCCATTTTTACTCCTTAATATTAATAATTAAATTTTGCATAAAAGATTTTTTAACTGCACTTGCATGAACGCCTTTTAAATTGATTTCACCTACTATTAAAACCGCATAAACTCCTGTATTAAGAGCGTGATCTTTAAGCATTCCTAGTTTAATATTTTCCTTAGAGCTAATATCTTCATCGGGACATTTTTTAAAGCTTTCTCCAAAATCTTCACTAATTAAAAGCGTTCCAAGAGCTAAACTTTCATTAACTTCAAGATTTACTTTTGCATTGATTGAAAGCAAGTCTTTATTGATAAAGCTTTCAAGACTTTTTGGCATAGCAATTAAGGGATCATTGCTTAAACTTTTTGGCATGACTTTTGGCGGCATTTCTTCTCCTTTTTCATTTGTAGGCTCTTTATCATCTTCATTTTCACTCTCAGCTTCTTCATTAGCTATATTTTCATCTTCCAAAGACAAGGTTTTAGCTAAGTCTTTATTTTCTAAATTCTCAGTTTCTTTTTTAGCTTTAGCCATTTTTAATCTCCTAACATCATTTTTACAACATCAAACTCATTAGTTTTTGCTGTATTTTTATTTGCAAAAAGATTGTTTTTTGGAACTTGGACTTGAGTGTCCTTAATATCTAAAAAGCTTTTAAAGCCTTCTAGATCTTTACAAGCATAAGCTAATGCCCATTCTTTTTGAGAATTAGCAATTTTGCCAGTGTTTAAAGCATTATCAACTAAAGAACTAGCTAAGTTTTTAGCACTTTCTTCATTTTGCTTTTTTAAAGCTTCATTTTGCGAAGCTAGTGAGCTGTTTTCATTTTTTAAAGCTACAATCTGTGATTCTAGCTCTTTGATTTTTTCATCCATTTTCTCTCCTTTGTTTTGATGAATATTGTTTTTATTAGCAATGAGTTCGCCAAGCTCATCAATAAATGGCGTGTTGGTTAATGCGACTGAGTGAAGCTTAGCTCTTACTAACTCTCCACTTTTATTATCTTTTGCGTTAAATTCAAACACAGGGGATAAATAGCGGTATTGCTTATTGGCTATATAATTTTTAGCCTCTTCATTAAACTCAGCCTTAGCCATCAACGCATCATTTTCTAAGTAAAGCTCTTTAATCCAACCTGCAGCTGGTGCTTTGTCGTTTTTTAAAGTTTGGTGTTCATAATCAATAACCAAATCAATCTTTTTTTGATTAAAATTTTCAATCATTGAGTTTAAATCTTTATCATCAACCTTAAATCTACCATTATTATGCCCTTTCCACTCACCCTTAATAGCCACTTTTATAGGCTTATCATTGCTAATTTCAACTAAGTTTTCTTTATTGATAAAAAGCATTTTAAATCCTTAAAAAATCATCTTTTGGCAAAAAACCACTTTGTAGGGTTCTTGCATAAATGCTTAAATAGCCATGATCACTAATTCCTTCATAAACTTTTTTAAGATCTTTTATCTCGATTCTAAAACCATTGCTAAGTTCTGCATTTAAAAGCACCTTATCAACGCTTTCTATGGTGTCAAACAATTTGTGTTTAGCATCAATTCTGCGTTCAGGTGCTTTTGATTTTGTATGGGTTAAAATATAAAGCTTCCAAGTACCCACTTTATTTTCCAAATCTTTATAACTCTCTCCTTCAAAATCAAGCAAAAGTGAAGCATCTAAATTATTAATGCACCTTGCTATATTTTGAGTATCTTCAAACTCGCCTAAATACATTTTTGCTTTAAAATCTTTTAATAGTTCTAAAAGCTCGTTTTCAAAATCTTTAAGCATTTTTCATCCTTCAAAAATTAGCCGCAATTTTAAAATGAGTTCTTTCTTTATTCAAGCAAATTATTTTTTCAAAGAGTTTTAGCACAAAATTTTTCTAGTTTTTAATTTAGCTTTTTAACTAAACTTACGACATTTTAAAGGAGTGAAAAAATGAAAAATAACCCTTATTTTAAAGAAGGCGAATTTAAATGCAAATGTGGCAAGTGTGAATTACCTCAAAATGTACCAAGCAATGAGCTTATAGACATTCTTTGTGAAATCAGAGAACATTATAATGCTCCTATTATTATAAATAGTGGATATAGATGTGCTTCTCATAATGCAGAGATTGGCGGAGCTGCTAAAAGCCAACATACTTTAGGAAGTGCGGCTGATTTTGTGGTTAAAGGGGTTAAGACAGAAGATGTGCATCAATATGTTTTGCAAAGATACGGCGAAAGGGGTCTAGGAATTGCTATAAAGCATAATTTTAATGATCCTTATGCAGGTTTTGTGCATTTGGACACAAGAGGCAAAAAAGCAAGATGGACTTATCCTTGAAAAATCACGTGAAATAAGGACTTGGTTGGGGTAGGCCTTTAGGTGAGTGGTTTTGGATTTTTTGGGCAACGCGTAGCGTTGGGACGGGAAGCCTTTAGTATTTGGTTCTTTAGGACTTGGTTTGCCGTTAAAAGAACATCAAAAAGGAAAATATATGTTTAGTTTTATTTTGTCAAGGTTTTTAAGCCCTTCAAAAATAGCTTTTTTTGCTTTAGCCATTCTTTGTGGTTTTTTGCATTTTAAAAACAATGTCCTAAGTTTAGAAAATGAAAATCTAAAGCTTAAAGCCTTGCATTTTAATAATGAAATTAATATTTTTAAAGACAAATTAGCCAAGCAAAATGAAGCTATTGATAAATTAAAGCTTGATTTAAAACCTAAAGAGACTTTAAAAGAAGTTTTAAAAGTGGATAAAGTTTTTATCAAAGATAAAAGCTGCCAGAGCGAACTTAAAGCTTATAAAGAATTATTTAATATTTTAGGAGCAAAAAAATGAATGATAAAATGAGAATTTTCCTACTAATTATACCTTTTGTTTTTACAGCTTGTGCTTCTAAAGATGTTTTAATCAAAACAGAATTTAAAGAGCTTAAAGTTCCTATTAAGTGCCCTTTAAAACTTCCTTTAAAGCCTTTTGATTATGGAAATTTAGAGAGTGCTAAAGAGATTAGTAAATATTATTTAGAAGTTGAAAATATAGCCAAGCTTTGCACAGGAGAGAAAGATGAAAGAAAATAATAAATTGATGAGCCAAAAAAGAATTTTAAAAGATTGCTTCATAGCTCTTTTATTTTCAAGTTTTGCTTTAATTTTGTTTTATGCATTTGAAATTTTTACAAGGAACTAGCAATGAAATTAGAAGATATATTTGTATATATGGTTTTAATGATAGTAAGCTTTATAGCTGGTCTTGTAGGAATTGTAACTAAAAATAAGCTTAGTAAAGCTCTTAATTTAAAAGGTAAATTTGCACTCTTTTTAAAAGGCATGCTAGGTTCTATGTTTGTAGCATACTTAGTTTTTGAAATAGTAAATTATCTTAATTTTGGGATAAAACTTAGCGTTGCAGTGGGTGGCTTTGCAGCCTATATGGGAACAGATGCATTACTTAAAATCGAGCAGCTTGTAGAAAAGCTTATAAATAAAAAAATGGAAAAACTATAATGAACGAACTTGGCATCATTTGCGACATTAAAGACAACAAAGCTAAGGTTGCTATTGGAGAAATGGTAACTGATTTTTTAAGTGTTTTTCAAACATTCTCTAATTCTTATGCAGTAAGCTTTTCGCCTTTAAGAATAGGAGAGCAAGTTTTAGTAATGCCTGTGCGTGGGGACTTAAATAGTGGAGTCATTTTGCGTGGGCTTTACCAAGAAAAACACAAAGCCAAAAACACAGACACAAACACTTTTAATATAGACTTTGAAGATGGAACGCATTTAGAGTACAACTCTAAGACAAGCACTTTAAAGCTTGATGTAACTAAAAATATAAACATTACTTGCATTAATGCAAATATTAAAGCAGATAAAGTTTTGGTTGATAGCCCTAGTATTGATTTAGGACTTGGAGGCAAAGGGGTTGTTACAACTGAATGCATTTGTGCTTTTACAGGAAGCCCGCATCCACATGGCTCAAGCAATACAAGGAGTAAAATCTAATGGCAATTTCACAAGACTCTTTGATTTTGAAAATGGAAAAACATTTACAAAGCCAAGGCTATACAAAAGTAGAAGATGAAGATAATGGCAGAGGATATAGAAGATATTCTATGCCATTTTTAAGAGCTTTAGCTGGAGCTGTTGTAGAAGAAATCAAAGAAAACGCCAAAGCAATTGACACAGCAGATGGTGGCAAGTGGAGTATAGAATGAATTACATGGTAAACATTGAAGAAAGCATTAAAGACATTTTAATCACTCCCTTGGGCTCAAGGGTAATGAGACCAGAGTATGGTTCTTTACTTTATACATTAATTGATAGAAAAATTGATGATGATTTTAAAATCAAACTTACTAGATACACAGCAGAGGCTATTTCAAAGTGGGAAAAAAGAGTAAAACTTAAAGGTGTTAGGCTTAATGAGTGTAAAGATAATAAATTAAGTATTACTTTACTTTTTGAAAACCATCAGGATTTAACAATGGAGTTTGGAAAATGAGTGAGCTTTTAAGTGCAAATGATAGCTATTTTAAACAAAGTTTTTTAAAGCATATTCCTTATCCAAAAATCATAGAAGAGCTTGATTTTGAAAAGATTTTAAAAGATCTTGAAGAGCTTTTTAAAAGCTTTTTAAATGAAAATGTAGAGCTTTTAGAATCGGATCCATTTAAGGCTATTTTAGAAGCTCTTGCTTATAGGGAAATGATAATTAGAGCAAGAATTAATGAGAGTATAAAAGCAACTTATCTTCATTATGCCAGCGGAAGTGACTTAGATAATGTAGTAGCTAATGGGTATTTAATCGAAAGGCTTAAAGGGGTTAAACCTAGTGCTAAAGTAGAGTTTGAGTTAAATGCCATTCTAACTTATGATGTAATCATCCCAAAAGGTGCGATTTTTTCAAATGAAAAAGCAGATATTGCCACCTTAAAAGAAGAAGTGATAATCAAAAAAGGACAAAGCAAAGCCGGGGGTGTTTTAGAGCTTGATGAGTTTATACAAAGTAAAGAGAGCAAAACTGAATTCTTACAAACCCCACTACCTTTTGTAGCCAAAATAAAACAACTTGAATATTTTAGCGGCGGAGCTAGCGAAGAAAGTGATGAGAGTTTAAGAGAAAGAGCTGTGATGAGTGTGCATAGATTTTCAACTGCAGGAAGTGAAAAAGGCTATATCTATCACGCTTTAAGTGCAAGTGCAAAGGTAGCTTCAATTAAAGCTTTAAATAATGGAGCAGGAAAAGTTAGAGTTATCATTAAAAGTGAAGATGAATTAAGTGTTGATGTGGTTAAAGAGTATTTAAATGCAGATGAGCGAAGACCTTTAACCGATGAAGTAAGCGTTGAGTTAGCTAAAAAAAGAGAATTTATCGTAGATGCTAAACTTTTGCTTTTAGAGCTTTCTAGAGCGAATGAAATAAGCGAGAAGATTAATGCTTTGCAAAAAGACTTTGATTTAAGCGTGGATTTAGCACTAGGCTTTATTTATAAATGCCTTCATCAGGACGGAGTTTATAAAAGTGAAATTTTAAGTATTAAAGAAAAAATTATAAATGAAGAAAAGCAGGAGCTAAAAGACTTGCCTTTAGAAAATATTTTAATAAATGATGATGAGTTTGCAACTCTTAGCTTTTTACTTAGCTATGAAAAGGCAGTGCTATGAATACCCTAATATTAAACCACCATCCAAAACAAAGCAAAGCCATTGACTTAAGTGCAAAGGCAAGATTCGAAGAATTAAATTTAGCCAGTATTACCAATCTTGCACAGCATTGTGATGAAAGATTGTTACCAGTATTAGCCAATGCTTATGATGTAAGCATAGATGGCTTAAACGAAAAAGAAGCTAGAAAGCTTATATCTAAAGCCTTACTTTTAGATAGGTATAATGGCACTGCTTGGGCGATTAAAGAGGCTTTGTGTGCAGTGTTTCCTACCGCGGTGGTTAAAGAGTGGTTTGAGTATAGCGGAAAGCCTTATTTTTTTAAAGTTAAAGTAAGTACGACTAATGTTAGCTTTGATGAAAGAACGCTTAATACTTTAGAAAGATTAATTAAAGATTTTAAAAATGTTAGAAGCGTTTTAGAGGCTATTGAAATAGAAATTGAAAGTAAAAATGATAGCTTTAATGCTAGTGTAGAGATTAGCGGAGAAGCCATAGAGATTTTACCTTTTCAAACCACTTTTTTAGAAAATGAAATTAAAAGCACTAAAAATGCAAACGCAATCTTCATGTGTGAGATTTCAAAAACTAATATTGATTTTAAAGGAGTGTATTAATGGCAAAAAGCGAATACTATACCATATTGACTAAAATTGGTATTGCTAAATTTATTGCGGCTCGTGCTAGTGGAAATGGCGTTAATTTAAAAAGCTTTAAATTAAGCTCTAAGGTTATTTTACCAAATGAAGAAATGCAAAACTTAGAAGAAATTGTTTATGAAGCTAACATTAGTAGCAAAAGTGTGGATGAAAGCAATCCAAACTATGTGAATCTAATGTGCCATGTGCCAAGTGATGTGGGCGGATTTGAAGTTAATGCAGTAGGCATTTATGATGAAGTAGGAGATTTACTTGCAGTAGGAAATTTACCACGCACTTACAAGCCTATCCTAAAAGAAGGCAGTGCTAAAGAGCTTATGATTAAAATCGTTATGGAGCTTTCTAATGCAGAAGAGGTTATCTTAAAACTTGATCCTAGCGTAATCATGGCAAGTAGGGATTATGTGGATGCTATAAAGCTTGAACTTGAACTTAAGATTAATGCTTTAGTGAATAGCAAAGAAGATAAAGGTGTAGCAGCTTCTTTAGATGAAATTTTAAAAACAGAATTGATAAATCTTATAAACAAAAAAGAAAATGCAGGTGTCGCAAAGCAATTAGTAGATGCTCTAAGAACTGAACTTACGAGTAAAATTAATTCTTCAACACCTAAGCTAACTATAGAAACTGAAACAAGAGGTGACGGCAGAAATAGCCGATATCAACGTTATGCCAAGTTTTTTTTAAATGGAGTTTTTCAAGATGAATTTGTATATGCATCTGGTACTTCAATGGGAAATAATTTTTAAGGAATAAATTATGTTTTATATTTTAAACGAAAATGATAAAAAATATTTAAATGATACTTTGGAAAAAGTCAATAAAAAAATACAAGATTTACAAGGTAAAAACGAACAAGAAAACTTAAACAAGGCAAAACACTTAAATGAGTGCAAAAACTCGCTTGAGGCTTGTTTGAATAAAAGTGATGATAAATATGATTTTTTTATCTATGAAATTTATACATTTGTTTGGGGAGAAAAACAAGCGATTTTGCTACCAGAAGATGAGTTAAAGCAGACTAACTCTAAAATGGATAAAACGCAAATTAATATTCCTACTCTTAAAAAACTAGCTCAAAGTGTCATTAAAGAAGAAGTTGAAAATCGTATCAACAATAGTCTAAAAATGCAAGAAAGATTGCAAGAATTTAATGAAAACGGAATTCCTAGAAAAATTACAATCAGACAGGCCAAACTTGCACTTTTGGAAGCGGGTCTTTTAGATGATATAGAAACCATGATGCAAAGTGCTCCAAAAGCTATTCAAATAAATTGGGAATATGCGACTGAGTTTGAAAGAGAAAATGAGCTTATTTTATTTTTTCAACAACAAGCAAAACTAAGTGATGAATTTGTAAATGAGCTTTTCAAAAAAGCAAAGGGGTTTTAAAATGAAAGCTCTATCTTTAACTTTTGTGCCAAACGCTTATTGTAATTTCGGATGTACTTATTGTTATCTTGGGAAGCTTACAAATAAGCATTCTAAAACTAGCAATATGGCAGAACAATTTAATAAAATAGTTGCTAAACTAAAAAGTGAAAATGTAATAGTCACTGAAGTATTTTTACACGGTTCAGAGCTTACAGCAAGTCCTTATGAGAATGTTAAAAAGCTCTTAGAAGCTATTAGTGCTTATGAGCAAGAAAATAAAGACTATATCAAGCTTCTAAATAAGCACAAAACCATTCGTTATTATACTCATCTAAAAACCAATCTTTATAATTTAGATAAATTTTATGATTTATTTGTAAAACATAAAGTAGGCATTAGCGGGAGTGTTGATTTACCTTTAAGACTTCATCAAAAAACAGAGTTTTAAAAAATGGCAAAAGCACCTTAGAAAAAACTTTAGAAATGATTAAACTTTTGGTGAAATATCCACATTTTAAACAATTTTCAGCCACGATGACAAGCGAGTGTTTAAATGTAAATGAGTTTTTAGAAGATATTTTTAAAATTGAAAGCTTGGGTTATGATATGGCAAATGATTTTTACATAATGTTTGCTTACCAAAGTTCTAATGCACAAGGTATTTTTAAAATGGCTGAAGATAAAGCAATGCTTAATTTTTATAATGAGTTAAGAAAAAGATTAAAAAATACCAAATATGCCTTTGCTTTAGAACACATTTGGTTTAGAGAATTTTTAGGAGATTATTGTGTAAGTTGTGTTAATTGTGCCGATGGACAAAGAATGCTTATTCAAAAAAACGGAGATACTTATATATGTCATCGCTCTCAAGCTTTAAAAGAATTGAAAGCTGGAAATATCTTTCATCAAAGCTATGAAAGTTTAAAAGCAAATAATATCATCAATATAAGCTTAATGGAGAACAATTTAGAACTTCACAAGGATTGTTTAGAATGTGAGTATTTTCATTATTGTAAAGCAAGTTGTACCATTGAAAGAAATGATACTAAGCTAGGAAAAGCTTACACTTGTGCCTTGCAAAAAGCAATTTATAAAAATAATCCTAGTTTTTATAAGCCTAATAAGCTTTTAGCTAATAAATACCTTGATACCTTTTTAATACAAAATCAAATAAATAAACACAAAGATAAAAGACTTCCAAAAGCAACCTTTGAACTTAAACAAAGAGAAAAATCTTTAGAGAATATCATTGCAAGAGATAAACTTTTGCAAAAACTTTATGATAAGAGTAATTTTTTCATTAGCATTAATAATAACATTAAAGAACTAGATCTTGATAAAGATGATATACACTGCTTACATTATTTAAGTTCTAAAGATGAAATAAAGCTTCTTATTAAAAAAGATGCTTTTTATATTAATTCTAAAGAAGTAATTGACAATTTTGTTTGGATGGCTTTAATCGGTGGAGAAATTCAAACTTATGGAGAAGAGCAAAGAACAAAAATCCCACATATAAACACAGAATATCTTTATTGGAATAAACTTATTGATGAGGCAAAAGTTTTAGAAGGCTATTTTGTCTATGATATTTCTTATTTCTTAAAAGCTAATCAAAAAAGCTTTAAAAAAGATTATAAGAATTTTATCTTTTTTACCACAAGAGCTATGCGTGAATATCACTATGAAAAGCAAGCAAAAAACGCCTTTTATCATATACAGGCAATCAATTTGCCCTTTTTGAGACTTGAATTTATTTGGGAGAGTGAAAATGACTAAAACAGAATTAAAAAGGGTTTGTGTAAAGCCCTTTGACAAAGATAGATTTGAAGTGATTAGCGATTATGCTTTTTCTTTGCCAAATTATAAAGGCATTGTTCCAAAAGGCTTTAAAACAGATGGGGCAAGCATCCCGCGCCTTTTTTGGTCTTTATTTCCACCTTTTAAAAGCGAGTATTTTAGTGCTTGTGTGGTGCATGATTTTTTGTGTGAAAAAGCAAAATCAAGAGTTGATTATAAAATAGCTGATCTTGTTTTAAAAGAAGCTATGACTTTGCTTGGATGTTCTAAGTTTAAAATCTTTGTATTTTACCACTCATGCAATATTTATCACGCTTTAAAATGTGCATTTAAATCAATAAAAAAGGAGTTAAAATGAAAGATTATGGAATTTCTTATGTTCCTGATAACAATCAAGGCTTAGTAGAGCCAAATGATCCTATCACTAGCGAAAAGATGGATGAAAAAAGAGTGAATGAGCTAATTGATAAAAAACTCGAAGGGGTTAAAGGTATCAAGGGTGATAAAGGAGACAAGGGTGATAAAGGCGAAGATGCAAACTCTAATTTAAAAGAATTGCAAATCATTGATGGTAAAAAATTAAGGGTTGAGTTTAGTGCCAAACAAACAAGCTCAGCTTATCCTTTAAAAACCTTAACCCTTTCAAGGCTTGGCATAAAGTTAACAGGAGATGATGAGTTTTTAAAAATTAATAGTTTGGAGTTTATCGACGATTCTAATAATAACCTTTTATTAACTACTGCGGAAAATGAAACTTTAAATAAAGCATCAAATGAACACGCTAGCACCTTACCAGCTGAATTTAGTTTAGAAAGCTTTCAAGCAGAAGGTTCATACGCAAAGGTAAAAATCACTTCAAATGGAGCTTATGAATTTGGCAATCGTTACGCTCCTTATTACGCTTTTAGAGAATACGATGAAACGGCTATAAGTGTATTTTTAGCAAATGATGGTTTAAAAGATCCTTTCTATACCATAGAATGTGAACTCTCCAAACCTATAAAAGAGTTTAAATTCACTCCTTGGGGTTATGGAGCGGGTGGAAACTTCTTTAGTGAAAATCTAAATGTTAAAATCTATATAGATGATGTTCTTTTTAAAGAGTTTAATTCTTTAAATCCAAATAGCAAAGAGATTGATACAGATTTTACCATTAATTTTAATGTACAAGGAGACAAGCTTATTTATGATGAGTTTAAAGATGAGATTGATGAGAGATTTAGAATTGTAGAAAATAAGCTTAAAGACTTAGGAGCTACATTTACAAAAGCAAGTGCTTTAAGTGAATTAAATGTGGCTGCAAAAAATAAAACAAAAAAAGGAGTTAAATAATGGCAGCAAATTATGGAGTTAATTTTAATATTAGCAATGGGGCAGCTAGTCCTATTAAAGTGCAAAGTGATACACCAATAGGAATTGTTGCAGCTATAAAAGGTGCAAGTAAAGAAATAATTTATACAAAGGCTGGATATGAAAGTGTAGAGGCTATGCCAATTTTTGCTTTTTCAAATGTAGGTAAGGCAAAGGAATTTGTAAGTGATTTGATTAAAGAGCATAATTTGCAAGATTATCGCTTGCTTGACAGCTTAGAGTGTATCAATTTACAAAATGTAAGCAATGCAATAATCGTTAGTTTTTTTGAAGAAAGCGAAGAGAGTGAAAACACTTTAACTAGTATTGTTAATGCCATAGAAGCCTTTAAAAAAGCAAAGCATAAAACAGGTTTTAGTCCTGATTTAATCATTGCTCCTTATTACTCACATGAAGCAGGAGTAAAGGCTAAGCTTGAAAGTGTGGCAAGTTCTATGAATATCACAGCTATAACAGATCTTTGTGCTTCAAATGTTGGAGAAGCGATTAATACAATGGAGGCTTTTAGCTCTAAAAGATTAATTGCCGCTTGGCCTAGGGTTCAAATCTTAAATACAAGAGGATCTTATGCTTATGTTCCACAAAGCCCAATCGTAGCAGCAATGATAGCTCATACTGATGGGGATAAAGAATATGGCTTTAGCGATTCTTATTCAAATAGAGTGATGAATGGAGTGACTGGAACAGAGCATTTTATAGAATTTATCAATGGCTCAGATTGCGATGCAGAAAGATTAAGGAATGCTCACATCTCAACTTGTATTTTAGCTGAAGGTTATCGTTCTTGGGGCGGGGAAACCTCTCATGAAGATACGATTTGGCAAGATTTAGCAAGAGTAAGAACCTTTGATCGTATAGCCATAGCAGGACAAAAAGCAGCCTTTAAAGCAATCGATAAAAAAGCAAGTGAATTATATTTTATAAAAATCAGTATTGAGGAACTTTTAAGAGATTTAAAAGGAGCTAAGGTATTGATTGGTTATGAAGTTTCTTGGGATGAAGAAAGAAACACAGATGCTAATGTGAGTGCTGGAAAATTTTATCTTAATGTAAAAATGATGAATAATCCAATTGTAAAACAAATCACCTTAGAGTTTATCTACTCTGATGAATGGGCAAGTGATTTAATTAAAACTATTAGTGCAGATAGCTAAAAAAATTAAAAGGAGACAATAAAAATGAAAAGGATAATTGGCGAAGTTATTCAAGAAGGTAATATTTATATAGATGGGCAAGGTTATCTTGGAGTGGTTAGAAATTTAAAGCTTCCTGATATAGAACAAGAAATGATTGAAACTAAAGGAGTCTTGGGGGCAAATTATAGTAGCGGTGTTTTAAAACCTTTAGAAATTAGCTTTAAATTAGCCGTTGTTGATCCGGTACTTTACGCAGCTTTCTTTCATACTACTTTTAGTGAAATTAAAGCTCCTTTATTACTTAGAGAAAGTGTTCATAAAGGCGGTAAAAACTATGGTATTAGTGCTGAGTTTTTAGGAGAGTTTATAAGCATAAGCGAAAGCGATCACGAAAGCGGTAAAGAAGTGGAAGCTGAAATTAAAATAGCGGTTCATTTTTATATGCAAAGAAGAAATAACATTCCTATCATTATCTACGATCATAAAAATACTATTTTAATGATAAATGGGGTGGATATGATGAGTGATGTTAGAAGTAATTTAACTCTTTAAACACTGATTAATCAGTGTTTAAAAGTAAAAAGTTGCCTTAGGGCTTTGTAAAACAAACAAATAATAAGCTTTAATTTTGCTTCTTAAAAAAGGAAATAAAAATGAAAGAAAAAATAATCAAACTTGAAAATGGCGAAGAATTAAAAATGAGAGAACCAAATGTGCGCGTATTTAAAAATGCCACCAATAAAAGTGAAAAAGAAATAGAACAAACTATTTATATGATAGCTACGCTTACTAATAAGCAAGAAAGTGAAATTGAAGACTTAAGTCTCAAAGATTTTAGAGCCTTGCAAGACGCTTTAAAAGATTTTTTGGTAGAAGCAGGAGTTATAGCTTAGAAGCTGTAGCTCTCATAAGTCATACTTTACATTGGGGACTTAATGAAGTTTTAGACTTAAGCTTAAATGAATTTGAAGAAGCTTTGGCAATTTCAAAAGAGTTTTTAAAGGCTAAGAGTTTTTGATTGTTTTATTTTTAAAAGAATAAATTTTTAAAATAGTTAAAAGAATAAAATCTAAACTTATTACAATTAGCCAAGTGGGTAAAATAAGCAATAGAGCAATAGGTGGCATAATCATCATTAAAATAGCAGTTATGACAATGCTTATAAAATAAGAAAAAATAAAAATAGCTATTGTATTAAAAAAACCATCACTTGCACTTTGATAGCTTATAAGAAAAGCAGGTATAAGTGTTGTTAGCAATAAAGCAATGTGCGAAATTGCATCATCGTTAATAAATTTTAAAACTTTCATAGCAAAGATTTTAAAATACAATCACTTAAAAAGGGCTGAATATGGAAAACGCTGGAAGTATTGGAATTGGTGTTATTTTAGGACTGGCTATTAAAAATACAAGTGCTGTTGGCAAGGTGATTAAAGATTTTAGCAATTTAGAAAAAATAGCAGCAAAAACTAAGCTTGGTATTAGTGGGTTACAAAAAGAGTTAAATACTCTTAAGCTCAATGCCAATTTAAGAGCAGAATTAAAAGCTCAAAGAAAAGGTTTGCAAGATGAGTTTTTAAGTTTAGGCAATGTTATTCGAGGCGGAATTATTGGTAAAGGCTTAGGAGAAGCTATTGGCTTTGAATCTGCTATGGCAGATGTTAGAAAAGTTGTGAATTTTGATGAGGGCGATAACATCAAAAAAATGAGTGATGATATACTTAAAATGTCTCAAACTTTACCAGTTAGTGCTAAAGAATTAGCAGCCATTGCTACTGCTGGGGGACAGATTGGGCTTGGTTCAAAAGATGTAAGAGAATTTACAAACCTTGTAACCAAAATGAAGGTAGCATTTGATATGAGTGCTGAAGATGTAGGAGATAGTGTTGCAAAAATTAAAAATATTTTAGGTATTTCTTTAAAAGAAATGCAAGATCTAGGAGATAGCATTAATAATCTTTCAGATAATAGTGCATCTAAAGCTAGAGAAATTATTGATGTAATGAAACGAACCGCAGCTGCTGGAAAACAAATAGGATTTACTAAAGAACAAATTGCGGCTTTAAGCTCTTCTTTTATATCTTTAGGTAAGGGTCCTGAAGTAGCAGGAACAGCTATTAATAGTTTATATCGTGTTTTAGCTACGGCTGACAATATAGGAGCAAAAGCAGAAAATGCTTTTTCAAAACTTGGTATAAGTGGAGCATTTTTAAAACAAGCTAGTTTTAACGATCCTCAAAAAGGTTTAGATATGTTTTTAGAAAGGATAGCAAAGCTAGATCAAAAAGAACAAATGGGAATATTAGTTGATATTTTTGGTCGTGAATTTGCAGATGATATGGCAACACTTGTTGGAGGACTTGATACTTACAAAGAAGCTTTAAAAAATGCTAGTGATGAAGCAAAAGAAGGTTCTTTACAGAGAGAATTTGATACAAGAGCAGCAACCACTGAAAATTCTATTACACTAATGAAAAATGCTTTTAATGCTTTAGCTGTTAATTTAGGTTCGGTTTTTTTACCTGCTATATCAAAACTAAGTGCAGCGATTTCTTATCTTGTCAATGGCATCACCCATATCACAGGACTTATCCCTGGTCTTAATGGGGTTATAGGAGGACTTATAGCTACTTTTTTACTTGCAAAACCTGCGGTTTTAGCTTATGCTATTGCTAAAAACTATCTTAAAGATTGCACCATTTTACTTAAAGGTGCTTTGATTAAGACAAGAATACATCTTTTAGCCTTTCGTAATTCTTGCATACTCTCTAACATCATCCTAAAAGCAAAAACCATCACGACTAATATTTATACGGCTTCTCTTAAAGTTTTATCCTTTGTTTTAGGAGGGCTTGGTAAAGTTTTTAAGGCTGTGGCTGTTGGCATTAGGGTTTTAGGTGTAGCTATGATGACTAATCCCATTAGTCTTATTTTGGGTGGTATTGCCATCGTAGCTGGGCTTGTTATTGCTAATTGGGATAAGGTTAAATCTTGGTTCATGTCTTTTATAAAATGGCTTAGACCTGTTTGGGAGCCTATATATAATGTCATTAAAGCTGTATTTGATAAATGTGCCCTTGTATTTACAAGTTTTAAAGATATTATTATGAGTGTTGCGTCCCCTTTAGCTGAGTTTTTAAACTCTATTTGGCAAGGCATTGGGGATTTCTTTTATAGTATTTTTGGTTCTTTGTTTGAATGGTTTGCTTCTAAGCTTTCTTGGGTAGGAGATATGATTTCATCTATAAGTGGTTTTATAAAAGATGCTCTTGATTTTGTAGGGTTTGGAGATGATGAAGAAGTTAAGATAAGCCAAAGCGAACAAAACAAAGAAAAAATAATTGCTACAAATACTTATAAAGATGAATTAGCTGGGGCAAAAAATATAAGTCATACTCCAAGCTTTAATAATGGAAATATTAATGTAAGTGTTAATGGTACTTTTAACATAGCGACCAAAGATGGCAATTTTAATATGCAAGAATTTGCAAATGCTATACAAAAAAGCGTATTTGATGCTTTAAGAAAGCAAGAACAAAACAAAATTAATACTACAATTTATGGTTAAAAATATGAGTGAATACATAGAAGTAAAAAGACTTAAAAACTTTTTTAAAGCTTGTGATAAATTAATAAGCATGGATAAGCACGGCGAAAGTATTATGGCAGGTGCTGGCGAGAGTATAAGAAATAGCATTTTGGATTCTTTTAAAAATGAACGCAGTGTTTTTGATGGAAAATGGAAAAGTTTAAAACCAGCTACAATAAAGCAAAAGACAAATGAAAGAAAGAATAAAGGAATTTTAAAAAGAGATGGGGAGTTAAGTAAAGCTTTAAATTGGCAAAGTAAAGTTACTAAAAATAGCGTAGAAGTCTTTAAC